GCGATTGCTTGGCAGAAACCATCGTGTTCTTTAAAATAAACTTCTTTTCCGCCGATCAAAATTCTTACTTCAAGATTCAATTTCATGGGCCGATCTCCAATATGAATTGAAAAAGATAATAGCCATTATTTGAAAGGTTGATTCCTCCTGAGATCACATCCCGGCAGACCATGAAAATAAAGACGGTATTGAGATAGGTGTATTGACCCATCTCGTTGACCGTGATGTCCGCACCAGACTTGTTCGCTATCTGTCTTTCCCAAACGTATTGATATTTTGTGCTCGTAACATAATATGCGATGATCGTTGATTGATAATAATAAAGCTGACCCGTGCCCGTTCCGTGAGCAATCTTTGAACCGAGAGCATAGTTGCTAAAAGAAGGAGCCCCCGATCCGCTTCCAACAACAACCCCCCTCGTCGTGTCGCCAACGATACCTTGATATAAATCTCCCGTCGCATTGCTATACCCATAACTGCCCGGCGTGACCGCCCTGCTCGTTCCTCCGGTATCGTAGATATTTGGACTCGTGTTTGAATGCTTTCCATACCAGTGATCGATGAAATAGGCCATAAGAGGATCAAGGTTGTTTCGATAAATCTTTTCCTTAATCTTCTTCGCCACTGGATCATATTTGAAAATCTCAGAGGTAAGAGCAACCGAAAGTTCCATAACCTCTCCTATGCCACACCTGTTGTATAGGTGATTGAAGGCGAAACTGTTTTATTCCGATCCCCAGTCGTTACATCCTGTCCGACCAAATCGACTTTTGGCCTCGGCGAATAAGGCTCTCTTCCTTCTCCGAAAAAGACCGCCATCGTCTCTCCAAGATAAGTCGGAAGTCTTTCCTTTATCTTCTCTTTGATGAATCGCCATCGCCTCATGCTGTCACCGACACCCTGTATTTGATGGTGAGAACCTGGCCGTTATTAACTACGACGCCCGAACCAAGAACATCCCTGAGATACATATAGTAATAAGCCGTGCTCGTTGGATAGACATAAACGCCGATTTCGTTCACCGTGATCGTTCCCCCGGAGTTATTTGTTAGGGCTCGCTGGAATTCAAAATATCTCGTCTTACCCGATGTCGTTGGCCCAGTAAAAGTCACCGCTCCGTAAGATAACTGTCCTGCTCCCGTGCCGTGAGCGATCAGGGTTTGCAGGGCATAATCGGTCATCGTAACTGCATTTGTTCCTGTTCCGGCGACAATACCATAATTCGTATTTCCCGCCGGGCCATCCACCTGACATCTCGTAGTCGAAGCCCAGGTGATCGCACGAGAGGTTCCGGTAATGTCTATCATAGCAAGAGATTCCGACCCATTGAGAAACATGGCCGTATATAACCATTTCATAAAATTCTCAACGGCAGGATCATGTCTCTTCCTAAAGACAAGTCTCTTTCGCTTTCCCCCTTTCTCGCCCAAATATCCTTTCACTTCAACTGTAAAATTCATATCGTGATCTCAGGTGTATAATTTATCGAGATGCCTCCATTCGGAGGAATTTCAATCGCTCCGAGAAGGTCTCTTACAAAACAATAATAAATACTCGCCCCCGCTTGTTTCACGTAGATTCCGCATTCACGAACGACCTGCGGGAAGGAATAGGAATTGCCAAAATATCGATAAAGCTCAAAAGACCGTTTGTTGGAAATTCCAGTATTGAAGGGCGTCCAATTTTGCTTTGAATAAGTCATCTGGCCCGATCCAACCCCACTGGTATATTTATTGGCAAGTGCATAGTCCGCAGGGATAACATCAGAAAATCCATTTCCGATCACGATCCCATAGGTTGTATCTCCCAAACCAGCATTTAATTGGTTATTCCCGTAATAAGACCTATTCGTTCCGCCGGTATCTTTGATCGTTTGGGGAGTATTGCTCCAACTCCCACGAACATTAGTTATAAAGGCCGAAACATAGGAGCGGGATCGCCGGTCTATGATCTTCTTCTTTTTCCCGTTCGGATAGTGAACCCAAACCCTTAATCGGAGTCCGAATTTTAGTTTCATGCCACCGAAGTCTCGTAACTAAAGTCAACGACCAGACTCTTCCCGTGAACCTGGCCCCATCTCCTAAAAATAGCCATGAGTTTTCTTCTTATCATAGAACCTCTCCGTAGATATTGATTGTGCCACCCGAAAGGTATTTGACTGCCAATCGGATATTGGTTGCTCCGAAGACATCGATCATTTTGATCGGAGGAAGATAATTCCCTGCCGCCGTTCTCCGAAGCGTGCTCGCCTGAAAAACCAACTCTTCTCCGATCCCCATGATCGCCGGGGAAGCGTTATTGTCGTAATAGACAGGGACAATGATGCAGTTCGCCCCCAAGGTATTAAAATCCACGGCAATGACCAAGACCGATTTGTCTCCGACCGTGATGGCCGTCGAGGAGAGGGCGGATAAATCCACGCTGTCCGCCGCCGCAACGCCGGATCGATTCGGTGTATTATAAAAAGCGTTCGAGACGTGCCGAGAAGCGTAGTCAAAGAGTTGAACCTTCGATGCGGCTCCTCCGGGAGATTCTTCACTATCACGGGATCGAACATAATCGCCGGAACCCGTGACGATCCCGACTCTTTGTTCAGCCATGGCAGACCTCCTTAACTTGACAAAATGAGTCTATTTGTGCTCTTAACTTTACATCGTTACAGAGTGTAAGGTTATGCACAGGTGATCTTCGGTGTTACTTTGACCGATCCGCCGTCCTGGACATTGTATGGCCCATTGCTGAAATGCTCCACACAAAGGAGTTTCCCCGATCCGTCGATAGAGGTCGCAATGAAATAGCCATAGACATTTCCCCAGGCTCCGCCCACGCAGGTTAAAATCTGTTGAGCAAAGTCGGCATGGTCATCAGTAATCACCCAACTTCCCCTGGCCAATGTCTTGCGGGCATACCCGAACCCGGAGGGCTCGCTGATCGAAGCGAGATTGTCTCCTTCGAGAGGTTCCGTGGTATTTGTATAGAGGCCAAGATAGACATTGGGATCAACCGCCTGACTTCCGAACAGTATTTGGAGCGTTCTTGTTTCGCCCTCGTTAACCCATTTCGGCATTTTTCCTTACCTCCTCTAAGTGAGTTCGGTGGGAGTCATCAACCAACTCCCTCCAATTTCTTTTCGGTTCTCTCTTTGGCCACTTTTATTTTCTCCATGGCCTCTTTGGGAAATTCTGAATAGATCGAGAGATCATTTAAGGCCCAGGCGAGGCCGGAAAAAAATGCCCGTTTATCCGCCGGGACATCGACCGCAAAGGCCGCCATACTTTTTAAAGTCTCTTTCGTTTGTTGGAGCCACTTCTTAATCTCCAACCAGTTTGGTTCCCTCGCCGCATTGAGATTCGCCATGGCCCTCAATGCGTCCTCCGTGATCTGAATCATTGAAGGTGTTGTTGCCATAAGATTCTCCCTCTCTCTGCGAGTTAATTAAGCTCGCTTTTGTATTCTGCATAGACCTTTGTGGTTCCGGTCTCTGTCAGGGTTGTGATGTTCACCCGGACATCATCGACCGGCTTCCCCGCTACCGTTTCATAAGCACACTTCGCCGTCAATTCTCCGGCGGAGAAGGTATGCTCGGCAACCAACGTTACCCATACATCGGGAACGCCATCGCCACGAATTCGGCCTTCGACCGTGAATTTCAAAACCGTCACCGATCCGCCGGTATTGCTAAACCAAACCATGACGGTATGATTGGCCGCCCCGCTTCGATGTGCTGGCCCAGGCCCGGTCGCCTCTACTCCATTCAGAATTCTTGCACCCATTTTTCGTCCCTCCTTTCATCTGGCGGGAGGAGCCGGACTCGAAGCCGGGCCTCCACGTCCTAAGACTGTTTGGAAATCTGTGCCCTGGGCCGGTTCGCCTGCGGCGTTAAGGGTTGCAGGTTTCGCCAGGCTTGGGGTCGCATTCGGTTGATAGTTCATCATCAAGCTGAGAGGAATTGGAGAGTCCTCCAAAATTTCCCTTGGATCGATCTCGTGAGCCCTGAAAACTTTCTTAACCAGGTTTCTCGTCTCTTCCGGTTTGAGCGTTTGAGTTTGAGTAGTAATTGAAAGAAGCTCGGTCATCCGGTTGGCTTGCTGTTCTTTGGCGATCAACGAGACGGAGCCTTTCGCCACGATCTTTTGGTCTCCGACGAGACCTGCGAATTTCTTCCGCTCCATGTTCCAATAGTATTGCCGCCGGATCGAATCCTCGATGGTCTTGCGGTCGATATTTTTAATGAAGAGCTTAATCCCCCTGGCGGCTTGTGTCATCAACATCGAAAGGCCGGAAGCCGTATTCCCGGCTCCGCCTACCTGGACATCTCCGTGGGCATAAGCCGGAACGCCGCTCGATTCGTCGGCTTGCTTCATAAAAAATTCAAAGACCGAGATGAGTTGTTGGGCGATCAAGGTCGGTTGGTAGAAGTCAATCGCTTTCTTCCCAGGAGTCGAGGCATCTCCATCGTTCACCCACCATCTCTTCCATGGAACGAATTCACCTTTCTCGAAGTCGGCCAGCATCTCTTCATTGATGACAACCTGCGGGCCGGAAGCCATGCCGACATTATTCACGAGAGCACGGGCACAGGCATTGCAGGCCGCTTGAATATCTGCGATCACTTCTGGGAGTCCCACGCCCCAGAAGGAACCGGATTTCTCGATGAAAGAAACCTTTGAATAAGGCTTCTTTCCCATCGGGTCTGGATTGAGGATCGCTTTGATAACGTGGTTTCCGCAGAGGAAGGCATTGATCTGATAAAATTTATCGGCGTCAGGAGCCTTTTTCTTGAGGTCTGCATCCCATTCGTGAAGGGTCTTACCTTGCACCGGCCCCCAGAATTCGAGCACGTCAACCTCTTCCCAATCACGGATCATCTCGACGGGTTTTTCCTCTACCTCTGCCCGCTCAGTCTCGATGCTCGTCCATTCTCTTAGGGCTCCGCCCTCACATTCTTTAAGAACGGCCCTGATCTCTGGCTCTTTAAAGCCAGGCAATCCAATGAATCCCTGGATTTGATAAGGACTATAAGCAAGTTTATCGAAGAGGTAGGCATTGTCGAAGCCGGTCGCCCCAGGCCCCGGATAAATATCAAGAGGAGGTCTCCGTTCGTAGGTCGGAATTTTTACTTCTTCGACTGAAAGTTCTGCATTGCCAGCATCGTCAATATCAACCTTTCTTTGATTCTCTATCCTGAGCGTCGGGCCTTTCAGGATGCCAGTTTTGCAGATAGCGTCCGGGATGATCTCATCGATGGTGTCATACCAGCCACCTTCGACAAGTTGGTCGTTCATCTTGTCTCTCATCTCTTCCGCTTTCTCTTTGGCGTATTTCTTGACGGCGTATAAAGCTCCTGCCTTGATTTCAGGAATGGCCGCCTTTAACCTCTGGCTCAGAAGATTTTGATCCACCGGAGCCCCGGTCTGCATGGCCATGGTGATGACAGCATCGACGGTCTGAGACATGAAGTTTTCGATGATCGTATTCTCAAGGTCTCCGGGAAGGTCTGGGAGGGGAGTCGGCTCGATGTCCCATGGGATGTTGTTCGGTTGGAAAAGAATATCTTTCACCCAGGCTTCACAATGCCTGGTCTTCGTTTCGGTGAGCATCATATAGATCGTGGAGCCGCCAAGAGTATTGATCTCTGCCAATTTCTTTAAGCTATATTCTCCTTTGATCGCTCTCATGTTATCGAGGATTTGATTTTCCACATCCCGTTTTTCTTTCTTGGCGTCCTCCCAGGCCCGGCGGAGATAGGCGGAGAGATTATCAGTGATCCGGGTGATCTTCTTCTCTTCCTCAAAAGAGATCAAGTCCTGGATGGCCTTTTCTTCTTCCTTGACCATCTGTGTGTTCGACTTCATTTGAATGAGTCCCATGGCAATCTCCTTTAAGTGAAAGCCCCCATAGACGGAGGCGGCGGTTGCGATCTCGCTGGTCGTGAGCTTCTACCGAATTCCTCTAATCCACGTTCAGTTCCCATCGCCGCATATTGGAGAGAGTCGTGGAGATGAGAGGCTTTGTTTTTTTCTGGCTGATCTTTATATCGCTCTTGCCCGGTGACTTGAACACGAGCAAGCCTGTATTCTCCGAGGAACCCTTTATGCAAAATTTTACACCGTGGATTGAGTTGGTAACGGCCCTTGCCATCGATAGGCGATCCGATAAGAAGTCGGTTGACAGCACCGTAGCGAGAATCCCAGGTGTTAGAGTAGGCGGGATGAATGATAATTTTTTGGAGTTTGGCTTCCTTGAGGGCGTTGCTTGAGTCGGTATCAGATCGTGTTTTACCAGCCGGGTCTCCAATGACTCGAAGGGGCAACCCTGCATATTTGGATTGCATGAATGGCTTAACATTTTCGGATAAGAACGTTCTGACATCGGTATCCTCCCTGAAAACTTCGTCATAGGTGTGGAACCTGCCGTTTGGAAGCCATTGGTTTACCGTCCATGCCTGGTTTCTTCCCGTGCAGTCGTAACCGCATATCAAGGGGTAACTCCTGTGAGGCTCTAAGTCTTTTGGGGCAAGATGAAAAGTATCCGTCCAGTTCATATAGACAGGCTTTCCGTCTCTCACATACCCATACTTTCCATCGACATAAACGGTGATCCATCCTTGATCCTTTCCCACCATGAGGTTTGAATAATAACCCCGTGGTAGATTGCGAAGGTTCTCCGCCTCCTGACTCCTGCCGGACGGCTGTTTGTAGATCGCCGTCATCGGGATTCCTTCCTCTTCCTTGCGACCGCATTTCGGGCAATAAAGAGGTTTGCTATAATCTCTCGGATCGTCTCGAACGAACATGACGAAGCCGCCGTCGGGATTAGTGCATTCTGAGCAACGCCTCGGTTTGTCATCCTCAAAGAGGGTGTAAAACCAATGGTCGGTATCAGGCGGGTTGGTATCACCGATGATTCCGGCCCATGTGGGGCCGCCATCTTTCATCGCAGGATAACGACCGATTCGACCGATCATCGTATCCCAGATCAATTTCGGAATGTAACGCACTTCGTTGAACCAACACCCCGTGAGTTCAAGAGACATGAGGTTGTCAACGTCATCGGGTTTATCGAGAGGTCGGAAAAGAATTTCCGCTTCCGCATAAGACCCGTCTTCACATTTAAGTTGAAGGATGAAGTTTCGGGGAGTCTTCTCGAAGAAACCGAATTGGCCTTCCTTGATCCAATGAAACCAGGTCACGAGAGTTGTATCGTCGAGGTCTCGGTTCGTATTTCGGACAGCCGCCCACCTGGTTCTCCTGACGCCATCCCGACCGGGAGCCTGTAACTGGGATCGTTTCACGATCTCCATCACGGCCCCGGATGATTTGCCAGAGCCAAAAGGCCCCATGAGGCCCCGCATGATGCTCTCGCTATCCTGCGAGAAGTTATAGATCGTCGGGACATCCGAGTAATCGTATTTCACACCGTAATCAACGGTAGGCTCGACTCGATAGTATTGCTCGTTTTCCATTGTTCTCCATTTCGCCCACAAAAAAACCCGATACCAGCCCGTGCACAGGTATCGGGTTTTTTTGAAAACGTGGGCTTCTCCGGTGGCCACCGGAGATTTTTGATTACCCTATTCTTTCTTGTTGTCTCAAAGATTATTTATTTTCGCCAGGGCTTCGGGCCTTCCCATTGCCTTGCCTTTTCCCCGGATTTGATGAATTCGCCTTTTGCATAAGGCCCTTTATAGGAGCGTTCCATTCCTACGGGAGCCGCAGGCGAAGTCTTCCCTTCGTTGGGAGGAGGAGCAGACGTTGGTTCTATGCCTGCCGCCTCTTCCATTTTGCTGATAAGACTTGTTGAACCATACTTAGCCATGTTTGTCTCCTTTGTATTTTCGCTTTACTGAATGTGGATGATCTTTCCCTTTCGGGTGAGTCTCAGAATAAATGATCGCCCTCATCATAGCAGGATTCTTTACTACTTTACCAGACCCGGAATGAAGCGTGCCCCGCTCAAACTCTGCGGCGATGACATTCCCACGTTCGCTCGAACGGAGTTTTCTTCGTTTCTCCGCTCCGGCTCCCAGAACATTGGGATGCTTCATTGCTTCACGTTGCCTTCTGTTTAACACGGCATTCCTCGCAATTCATTCGATTGCAATCGAAACATTGATCGGCGTAAGGGAAGTCATCGCAAATATGTTTTTTCCAAAACCTCTTGAGCCAATCTCTCATCAAATTTTTCCTTTCCGGTGAGCCCGGTCATGGCCGCCCCCGAATTCGTGGGGAAAGGCTCCTGGGCAAGATCCGCTTTCTTCATAAGGTTTTTTCCATGAACCCTTCCTTTTTTTGGGCTCAGTGACCATGGCGACCGTTTTGCCGCCACGAGGCCCCGCTTTCTTTGTGACCGTTACGGGGATGTTAAGGTCTGGCCTGCCCTCTGGATGGGCCATTCGGTAACGCAAAGAACCTCCACGAGAAGCAACTTTTCGTTCTGCGGATTTAGGCATCTTAAGTTCTCCTTTCTTTTAATAATTCTTGACGATATTCTTCTCTTAAAGAGATTGCCTTTTTCGGAAATTCTTTCTTTGAGAATTGATTTGATCCTGGCCTTATAAAACCTTTTGCCATTTGAAATTTTATACCGATCTTGGCTTCTCTCTTTTTTACTATTAAAATAGGAATCATTTCTTCAAGTATGTCTTTTGCCCGGTTGGCATCTAATCTCCAAGTAAAACCTCCATTTCCGTCTGGATGAACTCTACCACCAAATTCCTTTTTAATTTGATCTAATACTTCTCTTCGCTTTTGGGAAATGCTTATCCAAAAATCATACCTAACCGTAGGGCGATTTTTTCTTTTACATCTTGAGATTATTATCGATCCTTCTCCATCGAAAAATCCCGCAAGATATGATATTTTCATAACGTCACCGAACGGCTCCGCCCCTCGCCGCTACTTTCTTTTCTGCTGACTTTGGCATGGGAGTCCTCCTTCAATGTTTTATTATAGACCTCGATCAAATTATTGATCGCATCGAGGAGGACATCTGCCCGGAGAAGCGGAGTGGATCGTCGGAAGTGTTCGGCCATTTCGACCGAGTGGAGTTCGCCATCTTTCTCGCTGTAAAAAACACTGAATGCTCGTTTCATGGCTTACCCTCAATCACGATCCTAAATTGTGGGTCATGCCCACGGAGAATCCGCAACTCTATCGAGACCGGTTCCGGCGGGGTCTTGTCGATCAAGGTCTTCCCCATTTCCGCCGCCAGTTGGCTCGCCGTCGATCCCGCTCCCCCTACCATCTCGCAGGCCGTCTTGATCGACGGGCCTATATCCGATAAGTCTCGTCCTCGATTTCGATCCCGTCCCTTGGAGTTGAAAAAGCTTTTCTTTACCATTCTCTCCTCCCTTACCTGGGCCAAACATCACAAGCGTTGGGCCTCTAAAGTGAATCCGGGCCTCTCCTCCGGGTCGATCTGGGGGCCGATCATCCTCGCTACCTCCGCCGGTTCCCAAATCGAATTGATAACTCGCCTTGAGATAAGCGAGTAGGTTCTGCATTGCCTTCGGATCAAAGGTCTTGATCGCAGAGATATATCTTTCACGCAGTAACTTTTCTTCCTCGTTGAAGTCTCGCTCTTCCTCGATAATGATTTGGTGCATCTTGGCGAGTCTTATAGTCCAGCCCTGAATGAGGTCAGTAACGGCAATCGCATTTTTTCGGAAACCGGCGACGATGGCCATCGTATTCCCGTCTCCGTTTGCGATGTCTTCGGCAAGTTTTCTTTTCCATTCAAAAAAGGATGACCAGTTTGCCACAGTGTCATAATGGACACCCAGTTCGTCGGCAACCTTGGCGAGGTTCTGGTGAATCCGCCAGAGCCGGTAGGCTTCCAAATGACGCTCGGTGACGTTCTTAATAGGTCTCACGCATATCCTTCCATCCCGGAGGAAAGAGTTCCGGGAAAATTTCTTTCAAGATTTCTGCGGCGGTTCCGCACGATCTGGCCGCCGTTCTTACCCGGCTGGCCTTAACGACCACTTCATCCGATCCCCTAAGACCAGCGAGCATAGAGATGCCGGATGTGGCATTTCCGATTACCATCGGAGCGAAGTGCTTCGGAGGGTCAAAGACCAGCCTCTTCATGTCTGTCAGGTGTTCTTTTGTAGCCTTCAATTCCCCGCTCTCAACGGAAAGTTTATCCCGTCCATAACCCGCTTCTTTAACTTGCTCAACGAATTTCTCGAAGATCATCTCCACTTCCTGAGTCCGACCGGCGATGGTCGGTTCGGGAAGCAAATGACCTTGAACATATTCCTGCCACTTAAATTCTACCGGTCGAAGCACCCGAACAACATGGTTAGCATCATCCCGGTCAATAATCCAGACGCCCATTCCAAAGGCGTCATTCAAACTGCGGATCACAACGTCTAACATCTTCTCCTCCTCCTACATGAAAGGGCCGCCCCAGGCGTCGGGAGAGAGGATGATCGGCTCTTTTTTCTGCTTGTCACGGGCCATGCGAGCGGCGACCCGGTTCAAACACCAGGAAAGAGCATTGATGATCGGAAAACCGTCTTCCGTCCCGAAGATTTGTTTCAGGGCGTTATAGAGTTTCCCTTTCGTCATCTCGTCGAGCTTCATCGGCTTTTCCGCCATCCTCGCATTGATGTGGTTGATCTGCGAGGAGAGGACGTTCAAGAGTTGCCATTCGTCCAGGCCCTCGACCTTCATCGGTGCTTTCCCGTTTTTCATCACCACAATGTCGATCCTCCCTAAAACCTCCGCTTCCATAAACCCCTCCCGGAAAGAAATTATTTGGATCAAAGAGCGGTCTCACTCGCTCCATCTCAAATTTAAGTCCGGCGAATGTGACTGCATCCCTTAGTTCTCCAACGGTGATCCTCCCCTCCATGAGCATCGAGTAAAGAATCTCGACGTAAGCATGGAAGAGAGGATCGTTTTCATAGCGTCGTCGTTGCTCCTCGAACGTCATGGATTCGCCAACCTCACGTTGTCGATCATGGCGTTCTTTGCGGCGACCATGCTTTGAAGCAGGTAGCCTTCGAGCATCCAAAGGCGATCCCGGATTCGCTCTTTACAGAGTTTCACTCCGAGATCGTGATTATAGTTCGCCGGATCGACGCAAGAAGAAGACTCCACGATGACGAAGCCATTGGGCAAGGTGGCCATGACCACCGTTGTCTTGTCACCCATCATCTCGACCTGGAAATCCGTCTTCTCCATGATCTCGTCGATCTGCTTCTCCGTAACTTTGATCTGGCTCATCGCTTCCTCCTTAACTTTTCGGCTTCCGCCTTGAGGACATCGATCTGGGCTTTCAACATATCGATCTCCGCCCTCATCTTCTCCTCTTCCAGCTTCTTCCGGTTTTTGAGT